CTTCATTTACTTCCTCGGCAACCTCAGTCTGTTCGACAGGCTGTTCAGCTACCGCTTCATTAACCTCTACGGTTTCGGCTTCAAGCTGTTCCGCTACTGCGTCAGTGTTATGTTTCATGTTGGTTTCAACTCCTTCGGTTTCCTTCGTCGCTTCCGACTGATCCTCTGCGACCAAACTCAGTGGAACACTCTCCACGAAAGCCGGGTGAGAGACTACAGTCATCCCGAATATGTAATTCCTGTCTGAGGCATCAACAAATCTCGTGCCGTCCTCTACAATCGTGTCCGCAAGTACATACGCGACTTCAAACGAGAAGAAGAGAATGTCCTGTTCGTACATGTTGATAAGGTGGCGACATATTTCCCTTTCCCGCTTCGGGACTCTTGCGGTTGCGATCAGGCTACTGTACTGATCTGTCTTCTCTTTTCGGAAATCCAACAGACTACCAATCTGATCTGTGTAAAACTTTCCGGTTAGCCGGTTCTGCCTATGGGTGAGTCTGTCGTAATGACCAGCGAGAAGTTCTGCTTTATCGCAATAAAGCGGCAGACAAGAATAGATCTCAGGATGTGCAACAATCTCGTCGATGAATTCTTCTGTCACGGACTCATGGTTTTTGTTAGGGTTCGTGGTGCAGAGACAGAGATCGATCTCCAGAAAAATGTCATTCTGTTTCAGCTCGGAAATTGTTACTTCGGACGCAACAAAGATTTGAGTGTCTCTGTTCATAAAGATCGTCCTTTCAGCTATGCCCTGCGCTAGGAGGTACACATTGCACAACTTAAAGATTTATAAAAAGAGCGACCCCACACGGAGCCGCTCTCTTTACCAAAGTATTATGTAATTGTTTGTTCGACACTGCCTTCAGGTCTCGAACCTTTCGGTTGTCGACCCGTCATCGACTTAGATGGATCACTGTGTCGTTCCGTGTTATCCATCGTCGGGCGACCTCTAACCGTTTCCTCTTCGGTCTCTGTAGATCGCTCTACGGTTACCGTGGTGCTCTGGTCGGTAGCCTCATTGGTTGTCTCATTTTTTGCGACATCCTCTGCCTGTTCCTGTGCCAGCCGATCCTTCGTCGGCATGAACAGTTCAGCGATGCCGTTGGATGCTTCACGCTTTTTCCGTTTTACTTCCTGCTGGAAGTCAAACTTGTAAGCGGACAAATACGTCTCGTTCGACAGCATTCCCTTCGCAAACAATGTCTCACAGGTCTTAAGGAAGTTTGCATCTCCGGTAAGATCTGTCGGAGGGAAGCGGAACAGAGGAATGTTGCCCGGTTTAGCGTGGGGCATAATATTCAGCATATCGTTAATCCGCACATTGATGCGATCCATCATTGCGCAGAATTGATCTTTAACTCGGCTAATTCTCATCGCTGCCGTCTGCATTGAGACCTGCGCGGTAGCAAACGTACTGCCGTCCTCTGCACGGCCACTAACGATGATGCCAGAAATTCCTCCTGCGTCGAGGATATCAGAGTTAACTGATTTGTATTTATCGTCCGAGAACAATGAATCCAAATCAGGTTGGAGGAACTTGGCTTCTGCCCAGTTATTGGTGACTGCCAGACCGTTCTTCGTCATAGCTGTTTTGAACGTCTGACCGATCAGCATCAGTGCTTCTTTTTCAGGGAGCACTTCGTTATTCGGGTCACCATATTGCACATGCAGAAATGCATGTATACCGAGATTTAATTGTGCGTCTTCCCATCTGGAGATCAGTTCCTTTTTTCGGAATGCTTTCAGACAAGAAGCCACAAGGGGAGTAGCATACCGTTGCCAATCCTCTTTCGTATCCTGCAATACGAATGTGTGCCGGGGATTCAACTGTACCCACTCGTATCCTTCGTAGATGCCAGTGGTGACTTCCGGAGGGAGACCCTTCAGTCGTTCCTCTAAAAGTTCATCACGGATATCTGGTTTCAATGCCAATTCACCGTAGGTACGAACGTATTCGTCCTTCACGGCACGACAGTGATATTCAACAACAGGTTCTCCATTTACCACGACATTACCGATCCTCGTCATGTTGAATGGGAGAGTAATCAGTCTGCCGTTAGGCATCAGGTAAACCACGACGTTACCGTAAAGCCAGTATTGAAAGAAGACGGAGTACTCGAAGTCACCGAGATGAATATCATCGTAATACTTCTGATACCGTTCCTGAATCCGTTCGTCTCCACCGACTAACTGCCAGCCAGCCGCACAGCTAAACGGTGTATATACTTCCTTGATGATGCCCCTGAACAGGGGATCTTCATCAACGTAGTAGTTCGCCAGCTTGCACAAGGAAACGTAGTTCTGCCAAAGCTGTTTGTCACGCAGGAGTTTTTCATAGTCAAATCCACGAAGATCTCCACGGTATGTCGGGTTAGAATTCGAGAATGTTCCCGATACATCTATATCGACCGAAGCAGCAGTCGCTACTGATGCATCATTGCCGGGGTCTCTGTCGTTTACGTCCACAGCGGCAACAATAGGTTGTCTGCGAAACCAATCAAAGATTCCCATCTCAACTCACCTCCTCGAATTTATAGGCCAATAACAATACCAACGCACTGTGTCGCACCACGACTGATCATGCGTTTTCTGTTATATTGCTCTAACTCTGTAATATAATGAATCGCCATTCCAACAGCGGAATAGCGGTCTTTGTGTTGTGTACTTTTTGCGGTATCGTAAATAACTGTACCGGAGCTTGTAGGTCTGCCAACGATGTTGCCCATCTCGATCTGGAGTGCATCCGTTTCGAGATAGATCGCTTTCTCTCGAAGTGTCAGCTTCATACCGGCATCCGTTTCGTTATCATCCTTGGCAACCTTGTTCCCGATAATCCGTCTGGATGTGATCGGTAGCTCGATACTGCCTTGTTCTAATCCAACCGTAAGATAACTGACCATCTGCTGGTTCAGTGTTATGTTCGCCATGAACGGATGGAGCAGAGGAACAGCTTTATGGATCATCGACTTCTCAGTATCCATGACCAACGGGGGATACTCCTTGTCTGTTTCTGGATCCACCCAAGGAACAGACAGGAACTGGGGGAATGCATCGCCCAAGCCTCGATGGTCGAATACAACCTTCGCTGTGTTTGGAAACCGAATCAACAGTTTGCGAAGCTCAGTCGCAAGCGAATCCAGTCGTTGACCTTTATAGGTTTGCAGACAGACCATACGCTTAATGTATGTTCCGTTCTCCTGCTCGATCATCTTGAATACACACATCGCCGCATTGTCGGCAGTCTTCGCAGAAGACGTTGCCAAGTCGACACCGATAATATATTCAGCGGTGGACTTTGCAGGTTGTGCAAATTCTACTTTCTCAAGCACTCGGCATCTCTCGGTCAGCTCGTACGGGAACACAGCACCTTGTTCTGCACCGATAAAGATCGAGCCATATTCCATTGCGAACTTCTCTTCAGTCATTGAGCTTTTCTCACCGATGAAGAAATCCCTCTCGGTGATTCCGCAACGAACAGCCGCTTTCCAATCCAGAGCACAAGCAAAGCACGTCCTATCCGGTATACCTTTCTGATCAGGTGCTACACCAGCCATACGCCGAAGCGAATCCCGGAACATATCGTAGAAGTAATTGGACTTCAAACATGCAGATGTGATCGAGACCATCTTGGAAGAATAGTCCTTAAACCCGAACTGAATTGCATTGTCACGGGTCGTGTTTCGAACCGGCTTTGCAATTGCTTCGATGTCAATCTGCTTAACTTCAGGAGCTTCGTCAATGACGATGATCTTGGCACGGTTGCCACGGAATGTACCGATAGAGTAAGACTCGATCTTCGATCCATTCCGGATTCGACATATGCCTTTGGATCTATTCAACTGAACCGGAGCATGACCATCCGTGTCGATCTCTCTCAGAATGTTTTCATTCCGAACAAAATAGTCATCGATCTTTTTCAATACCAATGTTGCCTGTTCAGCCGTCGAGGAAATAACCGCAATCAGCGAACCGGGGTAGAGGACACCCATTGCTAAACAGCACAAAGCTGTCAACCATGTCTTACCAAAACCACGGGACTGTACGAATTGGATACTGGATCTCGTACCGAAAATACGAGCTTCAACCTTCTGGACATCCTTCAGCCGTACTTGGAAATACTCTTCGATAAAAACATCCAAATGTGTTCGCCAATACCAGATCTGTTTTGCCCATGCTTCGATATTTTTAATATCACGGATCTGACTTGCTTTAAGGCTCAATCCAAGTCACCCCTTGCTCCGACTGCCACAAGGGTGTGCTCAAAGTCATGTATGATCTGATCTATCTGATCTTCAGGGAAGTTATACGGATTCTCGTTAAGAGCACCAGACAATTCGACCCGAAGGATAATTTCACCAAGATTACCAAGACCAGAGGACTCGCCGGGTTTACGTCGACACGCCGCAAAGTTCGAAGACTTAGACAGGTTATCGAACATATCCATTGCGTCTCGGTACTCCTTTAGAGTGATCTGACCGGAACGGTATCTGTCTCCAGCTCGGTCAGCATCGAAGGAAGCCTTCGCAACCTTACGTGCGTAGTCCCGCATGTTCTCATTATCCAGAACGAAGTCTTCTTCGAGTTTCTCGTAGATCTCGTCGAGAGCTTCGATCTCGCTCTGCATGTAGTAGCCACGCCAGACCTTGGAATACTTTTTCTGATCGGTCATCCCGATCTCAGGGGCAATAGGAATTCCTTGTTTAGAATCCTCAATTGCCTGATCTGTCAGGCCGGGACTGAACACACCGTCACTGCCGACATGTTCCTCGTACTGGTAGTACGCTTTGTGGTTCATCATGCCAAACCACTGTCGTGCAATGCATGCATCCCGAATTTCCCGTTTCCGTTTCGCAGAGACCTTGTCACTCAGATACTCGGCATCGTTCGCCAAAACGTATTTGGCTTTCTCGCCAGCCGCATCCCAGTAGACATCCGACCAATGCCGGTTATTCATATGGCAATACTCACGTACCGCTTCTATCGTTGTGCATTTCCTTGCACACTCTTTGCACCATGCATCGTGATAGCTCTGCGTCGACCATTCCATGTTTCCGTAGAATTCATTGAGCGGTTTTATCGCATCGCAGTGGACACATAACTTCGACGGTACATTCGGTTTGCCAACAGCTCTCTGCCGAACAGGTTTATACTGCCGAGCTTTCAATTCATTCTCGGTTTCCCGTCTTGCCATTGTCTCACCTCTGTATATAAAAAAGACGTTCCGAAGAACGTCTGTATTATTCTTGAATTGTTATAGGCCAGACACATCGTCTGCCATATCCGTGTTCGATCAGCATCGCAATCGCACCCGGCTTTCCACCAAAGCCCTGACGCTGTGCGTATCGATCCGTACCACAGATACTCGGTACTCTTACGATAAAGGAGTTTCCGGTGCTTGTCATACCGCTGAACTGATCCATCTCCTTATGCAGGTGACCGCACATCACGTAGTCGATCTCTTCACCATACATGTTAATCGCATCGCGAGTGATCGAAGCAACGTCCTTAGATCCGTCCCCGTGAATAAGCAAGAACCGATAACCGCAGATGTCAGCAGCATGAAGTTTTCCGCACTCGCCTTGAAACTTAATTCGATCAAAGCTCTTCAACCTCTCCTTCATATACCACCATACGACCTTTTCCATATTCTCGTTTTCGAAGTCATCTTTCTTCGAACCGAGAGGACGGATCTCAGAGTGGTTACCGGTCACCATGTGGATATAGAACCTGTTGTCAAAATGCTGTGCAAACATTTCCAGCCACTGGCTTAAAAACTCAGACAGCTTTATTGTGGATTCTACGACACCGTATCTGAGTTTCATCAGTTGCGACTGTCGAAGCATTCCATCGATCAGGTCTCCAACGAACATAAAGTGGACATCCACATTCGGGTTATCAACCAAGATAAACTCGATCTGTTGCTTTAAGTCCATCATCCGTTTGCCGAAGCAGTCCGGATTGTATTTATTGATCACACGACCGTAATAGTCTTTGATCTCCCAGTCCGCACCGAAGTGAAAGTCACCAAGACCAACGACCAGTGCAGGACGAGTGTCATCCTCGTAGAGATCTCGTTTATCTTCCAGATGCAGTTCGGGAAGAGTGAAGGGAGGGAGAGAGGCAATTGCATCTTTGACCGTCTCTTGAAGGAGTTCCTGTCGAGCCAGTTGTCGTTCAGTTTCTTTCATCTGACCGATCAGCTCTCGCAATTTAATGCGCTCCTTCACATTCTCGTCGAACAGTTTGTCTGCCTTCGGGGGTTCATTTAACAAACCTGCTTCCGATACCAGCTTAACACCAACCGCCGCTTTCCGAAGCGTATCCGGTACGCAGTCGAGATCATAGCGGTCTGCTATCTCTGACCAGTCCAGATCCACGT